CTCTTTGCCCTGCTTGCTGGCAGCGGTAACGCCAGCATTGCGCAGCTCATTGTTGATCTGCTGTTGCAAATCGGACTTGCCGATCTGTTCCGTCTCGAATTTCAGTTGGGAAATGACATCCTGAATGGCCTTGGCTTTTTCCTTGGCTACCTGTGCGGCTTCGCGCGCCAGTCTGTTGCGCTCGCTTTCGGCGGCATTGGCTGCCTTTGTCGCCGCCGCTTCTGCCTGCGGGTCTGCGATGATCGTGGGGCGGGACGGTGTTACCGCAGCGGGGAAATTGGCAAAGGGGCCGGGGCCGCCCGGAGATGTCTGGCCAGATATGCGGGGGTATGTGGCGGCGCCAAGGGTGCGGGACTGCCGGGGCCGCTGCGGGCCGCGCCCCGTCATGAAATTGGGGTCGATCTCGCCGATCTTGCTCAAATCATCAACAATTGTCAGCACGGCGCTTTTGGTTTTTGTGGTCATGGACAGCATTAGGGCCGCCCAGCGATCATCAATTTCTTGCGCCTTGCGGATCAGGGCCTCGTCAATCTTCGCGCCCGCGTCTGTGGCTTCCTGCCCGAATTTCCGCAGGCCTGCCGATCCGTTTTTCAGGAATTCCAGCATGCCGTCGCCACCGCGCCCAAAGGCTTGCGTGATGATCAGCAATTGATCCTGTTCGTTCTTCGCGTTCTTGACCAGATCAGCAACAACGCCCAGCGCCTCGCTATATGTCAGCGCCTTGATCTTGGCCTTGTCGAAACCATTGGCCTCAAGTGTGGAGAGCAATTCGCCCTGCCCATTGCGGGCCTGGCCAACGGCTTTCGAGAATTTCAGCAGCGAGCCGCTCAAATCTTCGAAGCCCATGTCAGCCTGCACGGCACCATAGGCAAGGCCCTGCAATTCATCAGTGGTCACGCCGATCTTGTCGGCAAGATCACCGATCTTCGCGGCATCGGAAATCGCAGACTTGGCCGCGATGCCAAAGGCCGCCAGCGCACCGACGGCAGCACCGGCAAGCCCCGCCTTGATTGAGCCGCCCAGTCGCGTGAAGCCGCTTTCGATACGGCTCATGGAGCCCTGTGCGGATTTCTCGACCTGGCGCAATTCCCGCACTGTGATATTGTTGGCGCGGGCCATTTCCTTTTCATAGTTCTTGAGGTTGGCCTCAAGCGACACGACAAGCTTTTCCAGATCAGTTGCCATCTATCCAGTCGCCTATCGCGTTAACCTGATCATCGGTAAGTGTCTTGTCGTCGTCGGGGCTGTTGGCTTCGATGTAGCCATTGACGCAGCACTCAAACTGCCACAGGCTCATCGCCCCGATGTGATCCGGCGTGAAGCCTATGGCAGCGCCGGTTCCGTAATAGGCGGCGAAGGGGAGTTTTCCATTGGAGAGGCTTTCGACCTGCCCTTTGCCCTTGCCGCCGCGCCTTTTCCCGGCTTTTCGCCATCCGGCGCGCCCATCAGGGCCGCCATCAGAACGGCCCGCGCGTGCGGGATATTCTCAAGCAAGGGCCGGTCATCCACATAGCGCTTGACGAGACCAAGGGCCTTGAGCGGGTCCATGCCACCACCGATCAGGCCGAGCCGCAGGGTTTCCCGCATGTCAGCCAATCGCCAGGAACCGTCACTGATACGCTGCAATAAGGTGTAGGGGCCGCAGTCGGTTTTCTCCTGCAGCTCCTCGATCTGTTTGATGGCAAGCCGGAACGGATATTCGCCATCGGCCCATTCAAGGGCTATATTGGCGGAACGGCTCATGGGCTGCGCACCAGCACGCCATCTGACTGCATGGACACCGAGACGGTGGCACGGTTGCCAACGGCGCCCGTGATCTCGAAACTCTCAAGGTGCATCTTGCCGGTATAGGTGATGGTGCCGATGGGCGCGTCAAATTCCAACGTGACTTTGACGTTGCGCGAAGATGTGGAGTTGAAAAATCCATCCCATGTGGCCACCGATTCACCGGCAAGCACACCCTGCCCCTGCACGGCAAAGGAAATGCTGGACACGTCGCGCGCCACAACCACCGGGGCATCGGGATCAAGGCAATCAGGAATCAAGACTTCATTCAGCGACTTGTTGCGCGCAAATGATTTTTCGGTGAAACCGCAAGGCGCGGTGAAAACTTCAGCCGCAGCGCCATCGCCGATTTCAACTTTCATCTTGCCGAATTTAAGTGTGGTGGGCGCTGCCATTTCAAAATCTCCTATTGGTCAATGAGTGCGCGGAACGAAAGAACGCCCTGGCTCGACAAGCCGTCACTGGCGCGGAATATGTTGGTAAACCTGTGTTCGATCTCGAAACTCAGGCCGCCTTGATTGGCCTGCAATTTGTGCAGCGCAGACCTGATCGCGTTGGCAATGGTCTTGCATTCCGCAAATCCGGGCGCTTCGGAAAACGCCGTCACCTGCTGAAACACTTCCGAGCCATCAATGCAGTCGATCCGGTCTTCCGTGACCTGCGCCGGTCCCAGCGACACATAGGGCCGCTCGGCATTCATCGGCACGCGGTCATAGATGCGCGTGCCCACGAGTGCGGACACACCGGCATCGGCGCGCAAGGCGGCCACGATGGCATCCTGCATTGCCAGCGAAACATCGATCATCGCACGGCCTTTCGCACCGCGTCACGAATGGCCTTGCCGATCATGGTTTTTACCTGCTTGCGGTTGGCCCTGTAGGCCGGAAAGAAAAACGGTTGCGCCGATGTGCCGGGGTTTTGAGATCCCGGAACGCGGCCACCATTGATGTGCGGTGCGGTTCCAAATTCAACCCAGCGGGCATAAAAGGCCTTGTCATCACCGGCAAAAATCGTGATCTTGTTCGATCCGATCTTTGCCGAAACACTGAATGAGCCGCGCGGCGCATCGCCCCACGTCCAACCGATGGAGTTCTGCAAATCACCGCTGTCAGTCGGCACCAGGCTTTTCATGCTGCGCACGATTTCAGCCGCGGCGGCTTCCATGGCGGGCCTGACGGCTGGGGCGGTTTCTTCTTTGAGCCTGATCAGCTTGCGTTTCAGTTCCGGCAAGCCCTTGAGATAGGCCCTAGCCACTGGCCCCGCCGCTATCGATCAGCAGATCAATATGATCGCGCGCGGGCTTTTCGACCGTGCGGATATTGTAGGCAATGCCAGTGCGCTCATCCACCGCCCGCCAATCGGTTTCGATCAGGCGGGTTGCGGAATAGCTGCGGATGGTCAGGATATAGGGCTGGACGCCTTGCAAGCGTGAGCCCAAGACTTCCTCGCCGCGCCTAAGCGGAACAAGACGCGCCGGGACTTGCGCAATCTGCACCTGCCAGCCGCCCTCGGTGACGCCGTGGGCATCACCCGGAACTGCCAGCCGTTCCCGCCTTTCAAAGCGGAACCGATGCTCAAGTTGCCCGGCCCTCATGGAAATTAAGCCGTGCGGGCAAGAATGCCGATCTGGTAGGTTGCAGACGAGCCGCCCGGATTGTTGACGCGCAGGATATCACCTGTCGCAGCGATCACCGTGCCGATGCCGTTGGCATCCTGGCCCGCCAGCAGGAACACGCCGCCGATGGGAACCTTGACGCCATCACCCGTTGCAATCCATGGCGCAATCCATGGGTTGGTGCCGCCGCCAACAACCAGCGCGGCTGGATTGGTGGAGTTCGACATGATCACTAGCGCCACAACCTCGGCCATGGTGATGGTGGAGCCAAAGGCATCGGCCAGTACGCCGGCAAGATCGATATCATCATTGCCAGCGGCAGTGATGGTGCGCTCGGCGGCATAAACCAGATCGGCCTGGTTGGCGGCAACGCCAACCGTGAACTGCAAAACCTTCTGCAGCTTGGGGGCGAAGAGTTGTGGTGACACGGCATTGGGGCCGGTCTGGTAGGCTGCAAACGTGACGTTGATCTCAGCGGTTTTAAGCGGCATTGTCTTTCTCCTTTGAAGGTAGTTTTTCAGCCACACCCGCCGCAATCGCGTCCAGCGCGCATTGCCTGCGAACGAGCATTTCCATTCCTGCTTTGTAAGCGATGTGAGACTGGCGGCCTGTTTCAGGCGGATACCAGTCGTAATCCATGGTGAAACGCACGCGCATCACACGATAATCCGGCAATGAGGGGCCAGCAGTGAGCGGACGCCAAGCGGAACCTCGGATGCCATATCACCAATGACAACGGCCTCACGGTTTTCATACCAGTGCGCGGCCAGCATTTTCACGGCATGAACAACCGCTGCCGGGACATTGACAACAGCGCCATAGCCACACACCCACGTCACCTTGACGGCATCCGGCCTGTTGTAGGTTGACGGCCACGCCTGCCCATATTTCAGGGTGACATAGGGACCGCATTCATCCTCAAGCCCGCTGTAGAGCGTGGCCGATGCGGTCTGTTGCGTGTTCGTGGCGTCATAATATTTTACATCAGTGATCGACACCAGATTGCCGAGCGGCAATCGCAGGTCATTTGCAAAGCCGTCGAAATCCTGCGTCCATGTCTGGGAAACAATGGCGCGGCCCAGAATGCCCGCATAGCCATCGATGCGGGATGTTGCCGCCTCGATCAGCGCCGTCAAAAGCGCGTCATCGTCCACATGCGGCACCCGCACCTGCGCCTTGATATCGTCAAGCGAAACAAGTGCGGTTGCGGGAGCTACAGTGCGGACGGGACGCAGCATTGGTTACTTCTTCGCGGTGCCAGCGTCGGCGGGTGGCGTGACCGGCGCATCCTTGGCAACGGTTTCAGCGGAACCATTTTCAAGCATGGCCTTGGCCTGCACATCGATGATCTCGACAACATCGCCCGGCACGTTGTCCATCCAGAAGCATTTCAAAAGAACCTTCATTCTCATTCTCCAATGAAAAGGGGCCGGATGATCCGGCCCCGCTGTGGTTGATTACGTGGCCGAGTTGACGTGGAGCTTCACAGCACCGCCAACATCGATCAGGTTGCCGCCGGAACGCATCCAGGCAAGGAAGCCGACCTGGCCAAGCTTGGTGTATGCGGAATCCGTGAAGCGGAACATCGTCACGCCCATGGCATCGCGGATGTAGTAATATCCGAAATCACCAAACGCGATGGACTTGGCGTTGGCGGCCATCACTGCGATGTCGTTGTTCGTCACGATGGGATAGCCCATCAGCGTGTCGGGCTGGCTGGCGGCAGCGCCCGGCACAAGGGTTTCCCAGCCAGGCACGAAGATCGGACGGTTCTGGGCATCCTTGATCTTGCGAATCTGGCGGATGCTCAAATCGTTCATCATGAACCTGCAGTTTGCGTTGCGGTAAGCCGCATCCACAGAATGAACAAGGTTCACGAGATCGTCGTAGTTGGTGGTGAGGGTGTTGCCCGTGGCCGCCGTCACGCCGGTAGTTGCCGCCGTGATGATGCCCGTGGGCTGGCCCGTGCCGGTGCCAACGGTGTAACCCGTATTGGTGACGCGGCCAAGACGGGTGGCAAGGCGCATGTTGACAAAGCCCTCGATGTCAACCTGCGAATCCTGCAGGAGCTCGAAGGGGATCGCCACAACCTTGGACGAGGCCTTGAATACCGGCAGCGACTTGGTGCCGAATACGGGATCGGCAGCAGTTGCCGTCACGTTTTCAGCAATCCATTCACCGGTTTCCGATGTGCCGTCCGACGTCGGGAAGGACATCGCGTTGCCCGCATCCGTTCGCAGGATGGTGGCAACCTGGCGCATCGCACCAAAATACTTGAGGGCATCAAGCAATGTGGTAGCAACATCTGTCTGCACCGTGAAACCGCCTTCGGAGCCGGTTGTGGTGGACGTGGTGTTGCGGATGGTCTGCCAATCCTCGGCAGTCAGGCCCTTGTCGCCGTCCTTAAGCCATTTCTTGAACAGCTTGGTATTGGCACCCTTGTTGCGCGTGGTGCGGTCAGCGGCTTCGAGAACCATGCCTTCCAGCGCTTCATTGGCAAGGCGTTCATTGCTGTCGCTGATGCGCTTGATGCGGGCATCAAGATCATCCAGCTCTTTGAAGCCAGCATCGTAAATAGGCTGATCTGCATCAGCGTTCCAATTCTCTTTCGAGGCATGGAGATGAAGCGCCTGGGCTTTTGCCGCGCGCTGTTCACGCAGTTCCTGAATGGACATATGTTGATCCTTTCTGTCCAATAAAAAAGGCCGCATTCCCTGCGGCCCATCGGGTCTGACTGGCGCGGCGCGCTAGGCAGCGGTTTGAAGCAACCTCACCCGCGACAGGCGGATACGGCGCTCACGTTCTTCTGTGTTGCTTGGTGTTTCAGGGGTGGCGCTGGCGTCTGTTGCCGTTGCCTCAGTGGTTTCGGTTTCCGCCGTCTCGTCGCCGGTGTCATCTTCCGGCGCATCGGCATCATCATGCGGCGCGTTTTCATAGGCGCTCAAATTCCATGCCGCCTTGGCCTTGGACTTTTTTTCACTTGTCGCCACGCGGTCAGCCAGACCGGCATCCACCGCCTCTTGATCGGTGAACCATGTCTCAGCGGCCATGGCGTCAATAAAGCCCGCCACATCCTTGCCGGATTTCGCGGCGTAACCTTCCGCGATCTGGCCATCGATCTTGTCCAGCAGATCGGCAGTGGCGCGGAACACGTCGGCATTACCCATGTCGATAGTCCACGCCTTGTGGATCATCATCATGGAGCCTTGTGCCATCACGCATTCATCGGCGGCACAAGCCACGATGGAGGCCGCAGACGCGGCATAGCCATCCACATGCGCCGTCACCGTGCCGGAATACTCACGCAGCATTTGCGCCATCGCCACACCGGCAAACACATCGCCACCCGGCGAGTTGATGCGCAGCGAAACATCGCCAGACATTTCGGCCAGCGCATCGGCGATCTGCTTTGGCGTCACGCCGCCAAACCATTCAGCCTCGATCTCTGACGAGACAATCACATCGTAGAGATAGATCGTGTTGCTTTCCGCCTTGAAGCTGCCGCGCTTGGCGTTGGCCTTGTAGAGGTTAAACAGTTTGAGATTGCGCATTTTGCGTATCCTGTGCGGTGGCTGGCGCCGTGTCTGTCGTTTGAATGGCGTCACCGCCCGGCGTCGGCTTGAGGCGCATTTTCCTGCGGGCCTCATTCAGGCTGATAAGCTGGCGTTCACCGGCGCGGCCAACACCGGCGCGCAAGCCTTCCATGAAGGTTTTCATGTCGGCGCGTTGCAGGTCGGATGTGTCGAAGGTCAGGCGGCGGTTGCCCCTGCGGATCAGCTTGCGGTTAAATTCGTTTTCGATCTTTGTCAGGTAAGGCCGCAGCGTGAAGCGCTCAAAGCCAATGGCCATCGCCTCGACGCCGGAACCCCATGAGGTGGTTTTTTCATTGTGGCCGATCATGAACGGCGGAACACCGTAAACGCGGGCAATTTCTTCGACCTGAAACTGACGGATGCCGAGAAGCTGCATATCCTCAATCGGCATCGTGATATTCTTGATGTCCAGGCCGCCGTGCAAAACCATGGGGCGGAACGCGTTGGCGGGGCCGCGATGGCGCTCATCGATTTGCGCGCGCATCGTTTCGATGGCCTCTTTCGACAATTCCTTTTCGGTTGCCAGCGCATAGTCGGGCCGCGCCGAGTTGGCAAAGAACGCAGCCGAAAAATCCTGCGTCGCCAGAGCAACACCGCCCGTTACCCGCAGCGCGTGGCGCAATGGCGACATGCCCATCAAGCCATCGAAGCCAAGCCCAGGCACATGCAGGATGTCATCCTGATCATAAATCTTCGGGCCGCCCTTGATGTCGGCAATCGGCGCTGCCGGATCGGTATCAACCGAATAGATCAGGCGATCATTATCGACGTCCAAAAACACCCGCACCCGCGAAGGGTGGATCGGCTGGATGCCAATCGGCATCGCATCAGGCCCGCGCAGGATGCGCGCATAGGCGTTGCCCAGCAGCAGCAGCGACATGGACAGGAATTCCCATCCAATCGCCGCAGACCAGCGCGGCGTCATCTGTTCATTCAAAATCCACCACAGCGGATCATCGGGGATTTCTTCGTGAAAGCCCTTGCCGTCCACCTTGGAAATCTGCACCGGCAGCGAGGAAATCGCGCCAGAAAGCAGGAAGACGCAACCAAAGACCGCCGAGACGGACATGATCGTCTGTTCTGTCGGCACCGGAACCGTTGGCACCGGGCCGAAAATATCAAGATAGGCCTGCGAGCCGTGCACAAGCTGGGTGGAGGTATAGCCGTTTGATACCGCAACGGGCGCGCCACCCGAAAACAGCGCGTCCCTGAGACGTGAAAGCAGGCTCACAACAGCACCAACTCCGGCTTGGTTTCGGGCTTGGCGCCAAATTCATTCGTGGCAGCACCAACGGCCATTGCAACAGTAACCATGCCGTCGATCCTTCCTCTTGAGCGTTTCTTGTCAAAACAGCGGTTGCCCTGGCCGTCGCTGTCAACCATGGCATTGGCCGCGCAGGCGTAGGTCACGGGCGAGGCGTCAATCACGACTTCCCGCTTCAAAATTCTATCTTCGAGCCGCTCGATTGAGCGCGGCATGGTGAGCTGCTTATCCTCAAAGCGCACCAGTTTGCCTTGCGCGTGCGATACCAGCTTGAGCCCGTTGCCTTCCGGCTTATCCGGCCCCTCATATCGCCAGACCGGGAACCCGATCATTTCGCAAGCGGCGATGAAATCCGCGATGCCTGCGGGGTCAAAGGCCAGAAACTGCACATCATGCACGGCACACAGGCGCTGCACTTGCGCGGCAACCCATGTCTTTTCGATCACGGCACCCGGCACCGCTTCGATCAGATCCTTTTGGACCCATTGATCGTAAGGCGTCATGTCGGCGCGACTGCGATCCGCGATGCCGTCTTGCACCGTCCAGTACCAGGTTTTGACCGCGAGGCTTGTGGCCTCGCCCGCTTCATCGGCCCAGCAGGCCGAAAGCGCCGTCAAGTCGTTTTTCTTCGACAGGTCCAGCGACAGCCAGCACGGCACGCCAACATAATCGGCCTCGTCAACCGCGCCTTGCACCGCCTGCCACGATTCCTCGGCAATCCAGAATTCCACCGATCCGGTGGGGATGCCGAAATAAAGCCGTTTCACCGATAGCGCGGTGGACAGCAATTGCTTGGCGGTGTTGACCTGACCCCTGATATTCTCGACCGGGAACGTCACGCCCAGGGCGGGCAATGACTTTTTCCAGCACTCCTCGTTTTCAAAAACCGTCTCACGGTCCGCCTTGTCTACGCGGGCAATGAACGAAAAGGCCTCGTCATCTTGGATCTCACCGCGCGCCACGCGCTGGTAATATTCCGAATAGTCGGTGCCAACGATTTGCGTTGAAGCTGGCGTATTGGTGCCCAGCAACATCAAGGCGTCGCCCGGCATCTTTGCGATAGCCTGTTTCCACACCTCAATCGAGTGGTTGGTCTTGAATTCGTGTATTTCGTCTGCCAGCACCGCCGTGGGGCGCGGCCCTGAAATCGCCTCGCCGTTGGCCAGCGACTGAAACTTGCTGCCGCTTGCCGGCCATTCGATTTTCCAGGCGTTGTCACCAGCGCCGCGGATCATCACCTCTTCGCGGCTTTCGAGGCTGTCGGTCTCGAATTCCGGCGTGCCCGGTATATTCGCCCGGCACATCGCCACCGCGTCCTTGAACAGCACATTTGCCGTGGCGCGATCCTGGCCGATGGAATAGATTTCAGCGCGGGCGATGTCGTAATAGCCGCCCATGTAGATGCCGATACCGGCCATCAGCGGCGATTTTGCCTGCCCCTTGCCGGTCTCAAGCCAGCCACTGCGAAACCGCATCCGGCCCGATGTCTTGCGCCAGCCAAACAGACTGCCGACGGCAAACACATGCCACGGCAGCAACACGAAGGGCTTGCCTTCAAGCGCACCTGCTGTGATGGCCAGCACCGCCGGGAAAAAACCGATGGCGCGTTCCGCCAGTTCCGGCGCCCAATACAGGCCCCGCTCTTTGCCGGTCACAAGGTCGCGCAGGTGCCTTTCTGCCGCCGCCCGCGCAAACTCACCCGCCACCACCTCGCCATCAACCACGGCCCGCGCATAGGCGGTTGTCTGGTCACTTGACGCGCTTGAGGTAGGTATCGCTCGCTTTGACATTGGTTTTCTTGACCGGTGCCGGGGCCGCTGCCGTGCGGCGGCGTGGCGCTATGCCAAACTCAGCTTCGAGATTGGCGGCATCCACAGAGCTTTCCCGCATCACATGAAAGTATGGGCTTACCCGTGCAATGGCCCGCGATTGTCCCTTTTTCGGTTTGATAACCGCGCCATTTTCCGCAACCTCCCGGCTTGCCCGGTCATAAATCACGTAGGCCAGAACCAGGCGCTGCATGGCGTGGGAGTTGCCGGGAGACAGCAAAGCTCGCTCTTTCAATTCGGTTGCCAAAACCCGCCAGTGTTCGCGCGCCGAAGCGATCTCAAGCACGTCACTCAGCAG